TTACCCGTGAAAGTGGGTGATTTTTATGACTACATATCACCAAATAATCGTTATAATTATACTCTTATGTATAATTATTGTCAAGGCTTATTAGTCTTGTTAGGGATTATTTGGTAACCTACTTAAATTTCTTTCTCCTTTCTATGCTAACTCATTTGTTATTTCTAATTTAATGTCTTCAAGATTTTTACCATACATGAAATCATAAAATTCTTTACAAGCTTGTCTGCTTTGACCGATACTTTCATTATTATTATCTTTAGTAAGTCCTAGCAAAATACAACCTTGTGTGTCTTTGTCAGTGTTTCCCCAGTGTATTAAAATTGCACGACTTGCTGGAACTTCATCATTATAAACATTTATCATTGTATCATCATCTTTTTTTGTAATGCTTCTTAAAGTATTTTCAAATCGTGAAGGTGTGTGTCTTCTTAAATTATAATTTCCTTCAGGTATTCTTAAATCTTTGCCACTTTCTAAACCTTCTTTGTCTTCTTCCAATGCAAAGCATTCAAAAAGAATTTTTTCTTCATCATCTAAAACCTTAAATTTACCAATAACACAAGTTTTACCTGTGTATCTTCTAATGATTTTAATTTTCATTTGTATCCTTTAGTTTTTTATATAATCTATTAGGACTTGAACTTCCTGCATTCATATCTCCTAGTTCAACCAAGCCGCCTATTTGCAACGCTCTTATTATGATTTCAGAGCAAAACCATTTGTCTTCACTATCTTTTGTGAATGTGAAAAAACCCAAAATTCCTAAAAAATCATATTTTTTTCCTATTTGAGAGTAAAGAAATTCTTTTATTTTTGTCTCATTTATATCATTGATTTCTATAAAATCCCATCTGCCAGTGTCTTTAAATTCTTTTATTCTTACGCCTTTATCTCTAGGACTTGAACTAATCATTAAATTGTCTAAGATTATTTCACAGTGAGAATAGGATTTTAAAAAATCTCCATTTAATCTTTCTTTCCAAGATGAAGTAAAAAAAGCTATTGCTTTATCAAGAAAAGTAGATTTGTCATTTTCTTTAACTTTATAAAATGCAATTTTCATTCGTTTTCCTTTCTTTTATAAATCATTCTTAACTCATCATTTCTTATTTGAGTAAGCTTAACAAGCCTTTCATCCATTCGCATAAGATCTGTTTCTATAGCTTCTAGCTTATCGTTAGTTTTAGAGCAATGCGTTTGTATAAATTTGATTAAGCTATCATTGCTTGCTCTGGATACTGCAATTTGTTCTCTAATAAGAACATTGGTATTTTTGGTTTCACTTATAAGTTCTTTGGTTCTTTCCCCAGCTTCTTTATGTAAAGTTTTATATAAATGCCATGCAATCCCAGCTAAGACAAAAACCATCAATCCTAGCAATGCAGATCCACTTAAAGAACCGAGTATAGTACCTTCTTTTATTATATTTTCAGTACTCATTTTTCACTCTCCCATGCAATTAAATTTAATTCTTCTAAAGATGTGGCATTTTTCACTTTATTTCTTAGTTCATCATTTTTAAAAATAATACTTTCAGTATATTTAGCGATACCAACCCCAAATTCTAGAAATTCTTCTTTGTTAAATGTAATGATTTTATTATCTTTATCAATCCAAGCAATATTTTCCAAAGGAGTATTATTAAGATTTGCTAACATTATCTCGCTAACTTTTCCGCTGATATTAATTTTTGCTTCAGTATCAATTTGAAATGTAGTATTTTTAAAAGGCATAAACAAAAGCTTTTCTTCTTTTATAGCTTTTAACTCTTCTAATTTTAATTCTTTTAACTCTTCTAAGGTTTTTTCTTTAATCTCGTAAGAAACAATATAAAGATTACTTTTTTCATCGTAATTTTGAACTTGCTTAAGTGTCTGTGTTTTTTCATTAAAGCTTGGCGCTTCTTCTTCTTTAACTTTAGCAAAACCAAGCTCTTTTAAAAGCTCATTATCGCAAGCACTTAAAAAATAAATATCTTGTGCATCAATTTCACCTTCTTCGTTTTGTATTTTTACATCTTTTAAAAAAATATCATCATATTTTAAACTTTTATTTTTTAAATCATAAAACATATTTACCCTTTCTTAATTCCAGTATAATGTTAAATTTGCTCTTGGGTTTAATCTATTCCCATCATTTAAGTTCCAACCACGAGCTGCATTTGCACTACCACTTTGATAAGAACTTAGCATTATTTGTAAGTTATTTATATTTCCAAAATTGAATTTTTTCTCTACTTTGATTTTTGCATTGGCAGTGTAACGTTTACTTAAAGCATGCAACTCTACACTAGAGTTAAAATTGTTCCATGTGATATGCAAAGTATTTGCAGAAGTTTTATTAGACATATTTGCACTCGTCCAAACTTCGCCTAACATAACCACTTCTTTATTATTAATATTTGATGGCAATACCACTGCTTGTTTATAAATCATGTTTAGCTTTAACATATAATTATAATTTGCAACCGAGCCTCCTAAAGATGGAGGTAAATTTAGTGCTATGCCATTATTAGAAAGAAGGAGGCAGTTCATTTTAAGTCCTTACTAATCTTACATTATTTGAAGCTATGCAAAAATAAGCAAAAGTTTCAGTGCCACTAAATCCACTTTGAGCTACTCTAAATTTAAAAGGTGCCGAAAAAGCAGTAATATTTTGAGCATTATTGACAGTGATAGTTCCACTTTTGCCAGCACCAGCCCAATTTGCTATACCGATAGCTCCTTTGGCCGTCATTGTTAAGATAAAATGCTGAGCTTGTCTTAAATCTATTTTTGGTGCTGTTTGATTTCCTAAGTTCTTAATTCCGCCGCCATAATCCACATACCATTTTCTTGCCAATTGTGCATCTTGTGTGGGATTAGCACCACACACAGGTGGTGCTGAGAATGTTTTTACACCTGCTATGGTTTGATTTCCGCTTAATGCAACTTTGCTATTTCCAACTGTATCTACATATGATTTGTTTGCTACTTGATTGTTAGCAGTAGGATTAGTTGCTGATACAGGTGGTACTGAGAATGTTTTTATACCTGCTATAGTTTCATTTCCAGTTTTTGCAACTTTTCCATTTAATTGACCTAAATTTGTCGCATGGTTATTGGCAGTTGCATTTGGTATTACTATTGGACTAGAGAATGTCTTAACGCCTGCTATAGTTTCATCTCCAGTTTTTGTTACCTTATTGTCTATTTTCGAATTTAATTCCGTTTTTGCACCATTGATCTGCTCGGTTATTTTGGTATCCATAGCTTGAACTTGCGCATTAATATTGGCAATATCATACTCATTAGCTTTTGCAACAATTTCGCTAATATATTCATTCTTCTTAGTTTCTAACTCTTGTTTATGCTCTTCCTTTTTATTTGATATTTCAGTTGTAGCTGTATTTTTAGCTTCGTTGACCAAATTTAAGGATGTGTCTTTTAACTGCGAAATTTGACTTGTAGCTGTATCGCTTATAGTTTGTATTTCTTGTAGCGCATCAGATTTTGCACTATCTAGCGCACCTGTTATTTCTGTATTTTTATTATCTAGTAAATCTAAAGCACCATCATATTTTTCTCTTAACTCTTGTAAGCTTTGTGATGCCAAATTTAAATCATTTACAACTTGCTCTAAGTCCGCCATTCTTTACTCCTTATAACTTAATTTAATTATTTTTTTATCAAATAAAACATTTTCGATTGAAAAAATGTGAGAATAAATTCCACCCAAATTATCTTTTATAATTTCATCAAATTTAGCTAGTTTTTCTTCGCTGGCTGTATCTAATCTGCTTATATTTTCATCTGTTTTATTTTGTATATTTGTTATACTTTCTTCACTGAGTGAATTAATAGAAGCTAATTTCTCATTAGTATTAGAATTAAATTCGTTAAGTTTGTTTTGATAATTTGAGTTAAAGTTGTTGATTAAAGTATCTAAATCTGATTTTCCTTGTGTTATGATAAGCTCTATTTGGTTTTTTTGAGCTAATATTCCACTTGTTTCATCTGTAACGCTATTTGACACTTCTTTCATTTCATCAACGATACTTTTTTTAAGTTCTAGCAAATAGCTTTCAATAGCTGTTTTATCATTAGCAAGTTCTGTTCTTGCTACTTCAGCCAATCTTCCTAAATCTTCATTAGCTATTTTAGATCTTTCTATAAAGTTAGCTAAAGCCACATCTACGGTATTTTTATTAGCTTCTACATATGCTTCAATTTGATTTTTTAGAGTCTCAATGCTTGAAATCTTAGCATCTACGCTTGAGTTTGCTTCTGCTAATTTTAAATCAAGTTGTCCTTTTAATCTTTCGCCATAGCTTTCTAAATCTGCTTTTAGGTTAGAAATTTCTGTTTTGAAATCGTTGATAATAGCTGTAAAACTTCTCATATCTTCGCTTATTTGTTCGCTTTGTTTTACTGCCTCTCTCAAATCATTTATAATTTGAGTTGATGAGTTTATAAGATCTTCTATTTTTAAAATATCTTCATATTTTCCTACTATTTCATCCTCTAACTTCTCACAACGCTTTAGTAGATCAATCATATTTTGATTTAATCTTTGATTTTCAAAAAGAATAGTGTTTATTTTAAGCTTTATTGTTGCTTCAGCATCATTAACTATATTTTGAACTTCTGATTTTACATTTTTAAAATCATTTGTTATGGATATAATTTCATTTTTTGTTGCCACGATATTTGAAACAAGTTTATTTACAAGCTCTATATTAGAATGCAAATCTTCTTTAATACTTTGTGCGTGTTCTAATTCTTGTAAGATTTGTTGCTTAAGTTCTATGGATAAATCTAAATAGGATTTGGTAAGATTTTTGTTTTCCTCTATTTTTTTAAGACCTGCATTAAAATCAACAGCTATGTTGTAATATTCTTCAAGTTTTATTTTTATAATTTCAAAATTTTTATTAAACTCATTAAGTTCAGGATATTTGTCTTTAACAAAATTAACTCCATTGCTTATATCTTTTTCTGATTTTATAATGTTGTTGTAGATTTCTTCTATATTATTTAAAGTATTTTTTATTTCATTGCTTATTTTTTCAATTTCATTTCTTTTGTTTTTAGTAAAATCAGTATTGCTTTGAGTAAGCTCGCTATTTTTTACAACTAAATTTTTAAGCTCTAAAATTTGATTATAAAAATTATTAACTTGTTCTTTTAGTCCTACAATTTCTTCTATTCTAGTATTATCTAAAGCAGTAGCAACATTTGAAATTCTTGACAAAACTTGATTTATAATCTCAAGTTTTTCTCTACCTGTTTTTAACTCATTTAAGCTTGTTCCCATTTTTAACCTTCATAATAATCACTATCTTTGATTCTCTTTTCACAAAAGAAAAGCAGATCATCCATGGCTAAAAGCCATTTTTTATCATCTAAATAAGCTATAAAATCAGCACTATTTATACTTTGAGCATAGTCTTTATAACTCAAAGCTCGATTAAATTTTTTTGTGAAATTACAATTACAACCATGTTCTTTCATCATCAAGCTCCTTGCCATCATTAGCTATATACTCATTAATTATCTTGTCACATAATGCCAGAAAGTCTTTTTCTTCGCATCTTGTAATCAAATAACAAACATAATTAATCACAGCAAAACTAAGTGCTTCATCTATCATTAAATGTTCTTTTTCATTGTCAAAATCAGGCTCATCAGGAATAATCAAAAAATGATTATTTCTAACTTGCCTGAAAACTTTTTCGCCTTGTTCTACATTTTTTAAAAGAACACTAGGAACACATTTTGATAAAATATAATAAAATGCTTCCATAAAATAGGCCTTCAAAACTTCATCATCTTCTATCATTTTGTAAGAATTTTTAACTTTAGCGATAATGAGTTTTTTAGCCATAATACAAAGCATTATGCACCTTTTGCTGCTTTTAAAACTGCTTTAGCCTTTTCATTATTTCCACTAGTTAATCCCACGCCTATAGCAAAAGCATCAGCATTTCTTACTTCTAAAGTGCTTTGCGTATAAAATCTTTTTGCTTTTGCAGTAATATCAGTTGGAACATCTTCAATCATAGTAGGAATATAAAGCCCATGTTTCATATACTCAAAATCTCCAGCAATTAAAACATCACCCAAACCATATTTAGGGCTTAATAATCTATGCATATGGAAATTTACCGTTCCAAAATCTGTTTCAAGGCTTACTACTTGTCCTGCTAGTTTTGTTTCATTGCCTAAAATTCTTGTAGCAAATTTATTGATAGCTCCTTTTAAGTCAGCTCCTAAAAAGACATCTTTAGGCGTAACTCCGCTATTCCAAATAGTTTGCAAAATTTGATTAAGTTTATCTTCTGTTAGTTCTGTTGCAGTTCCGCTCCAATCTCCTGTTTCATCAAAAGCTAATACATTTCCACGCTTTCCATCAGCAAAGCTATCTTTTCCTTTAGCGATATAATGAAAAAGTCCAGCCATTTCTCCACTTGTTGCTTCTTGTGCTTGAACATAATCTTTGAAAACTGATTTTTTTACATCACTATCTCTGCCTAGACCAAATAAAGCATATTCCATATCCATTTTATGTTCTTTGGTTTTTTTGCCTATTTGATACTCCATTTCATTTCCACCATATTGATTTGCTTTTAATAAAGCTTTTGATACCATGGCTTCGGTAATGAATATTTGAGTAGCATTTGTAGTTTTTTGAGCTGTGTTTTTTGTTTCCCCTACAAATTTGCTCAATTCCAAATTTGCGTTCTTTTTTGGTTCTTCAAAAGTGTCTGTAAGCCAACTATGGGTTAAAGGATTTGTAACCTTTGAAGTGCCTATTTTATTTAAAATTGGTGTTTCAGTAGCTCCAATTTTAATAATCGTTTCGTATATTGATTGTTTTAATTTAACATTTTCTGTTGCGGGTGCTGTATGTCCCATTGAAGGTAAAGCCATTTTTGAATTCTCCTTAGTTTAGTTTTAAGGATTTTTCCAAAAATGACTATTTCAAATATAGTGTGTTTTGAAATGATTTAGATATTTATTATAAAAAATAGTATTGAATTATTGACACAAAAAGCGTAAATATCATTAAAATGATTAATAATATAAAAAAGTTTTAAATTAATTTATCTACAAT